GGGTTTGGTTCGTTCATGCTGGTTGTTTCCTATTGTTTGTTTGTTAAAAAATGCTAGGGCGGCGTACCGCCCTAACAACCTAGTTATGCGTTAAGCAACATCTTTTCCAAAAAATGTGAAAAGATCGATTTCGTCTGTTGAATCGAAGTCGCTTGGTAACGCGTGGAAATTAGTTTCCATTGAAATTACTTCTTCAATTGAATGAGAAGGTACTTCTAAATGACATTGTGGCATTCGTATTTTTACATACGGTATTGTACTTGCTCCAATATCAAAAGTCAAACTAAATGAGTTTTGAATATCAGTAGTTGCTTCTACTAAATCTTCAAAGAGTTCTGCACTTGAAGTAGCACTTTGGTTATCTAGATAGCAAGTGAAGTTTCCTCCAATTGATTTGCTACCTGTGACATGTCCTAATGGTTGATTAACAACCCCTAGAGTTTCTGGAGTCAGATAAGTAAGGTTATTACTCATAGTAATATTACCACCTGTTAAGGTAGTAACATAAGTTACATCAGTACCACCCCCAGCTCCTCCACCAGAATCTCCGGTCATTTCTAAATCAGATACTCTGTTTCTTATGAAACCAGAAGTATTAGTTACACCTTCATAAATGCTTGTACTTGTTGCATTAAGACCCGCGTGCTCTGTAATTAATTTTCCGTTTCCGGACCAATTTACAGTAGCAATTCCATCAAGATCAAAATCAAATGACGCTTCTCCAACAGAACAATTAGTAATTTTATAAACCATCTGATCTGCTGTAGCAGTTCCTGTTGAATAATTATACGCACTTGCTGCATGAGATGCTCCTAGTACAAAGTAAAGGTCAAATACACCTACTGTAGCTTTATTAGCTCCAGTTTGTACTATGTCTAAGTCAGTTCCATCTGAAACTAGCCCTGCATTGACAGTTTGTCCAAAGAACATAGCCCACATAGCTTCTGAAACCTCTCTGTGGTCTCCATCTGTTGCATCACCTATTCCTGAAGTACCTTGAGTACCTCCTGCAGAAGTGTAGGGCATCATATAAGTGGAGAAACTCCACTCAACTGGTGCATATGAGTCGTTAAACATTGCACGACCTCTTCTACTTACGCCTGTGGCACTCTGTGCCTCATTTAACATAATTTCACTAGTATTTGTTGCTTGAGAAAACGAAAAACCGTCTAAGACGGGTAAGTCATAATACATATTTAAAGTACCGGCTGCTGCCATTGGTACATGTGCAAATACTTTCGTATCTCTGCTAAAATATAGTTTTGTTGCCATTATAGTCTCCTATTTGGCTTGAAAAGGGGAATATTTACGCTTTTGCTTCAACATCCCGTTTTCTAATATCGCACCTCTATTATCATTTCACCAATACCGAGAGGTGCTAACACTCCTTCATCAGTATCAATACTGATGATGGTTTGCTGTGCGGTATTCGCGCTTCCGTATGAATCTGAATAAGCAATACTTAAATTGTTATCCAGTACGTATTCTATATCTTCGAGTAGTAAACAAAGTGCCTCAACTGGGTCCTCTTGGTTTACATATGCTCGAATTGTAATTACTAAAAATCTCCACCTATTATTACTTCCGTAATATTCTCTTGTTTCTGTTCCCGCAGATAGGTGTACTGCAGGGTAAGTGCTAATTTCGTCCCAAAACTTCATTGTTGGGAATACTTGATCAGCAAGATCAGTTCTATAATCTCCTGTGCCGTCAATATTCTTAAAATTAGTAACTAACGCGTCTAAAATTTGTGATCTTCTTGTTGATGTGCTTCTTGCCATTATACTCTCTTAGTTCTTACTAGACCAAATTTGTCGCCCATTATTGATTGAGCTAATTCTCTTATAGTTCCACCTATTATTTGTCTTGGATCTCTACGCCCTTTCCCTTCAAATACTTCATATGGGTCTTTCATATATGTATATTGAATTTGTGTTAAATTAGGAAAAGGGACTATACTTCTTACTTCTGCACTTTGAGCAAATCTACCTGTTCTCCACTCTAAACTTCTAGGATATACTCCTGTCATATTCTTCTTTAATTCCTCTGGTAATGCTTTATTTAATAATTGTGTTAAAGCTATGGGGCTATGGCGATTTTCTTTAAATCGCATATCAGGCTTACCTGATTTAGTTCTTCTTTTAGCTCTTCCTTTTTTATTAACGTTAATAGCCTTTCCACTACTATATCTTGCTTTTTTAACATTTTTAGGTTTAAAAGTTTTTTGTTTCTTTTTTGGTTTTGGTTTTTTCGGGGTTTTCGCAGTAACATTTTTAGATCTTTTAGATAGTTTTGTTCCTACTTTATTAAGTAATTCATCTTTTTTTATGTCTCTAAAAGAGCTTGAACCTCGAAAGTCAGCAGCTGTTTTATACCCCATAGCTTTCATTGTTGCTTTACCTTTTTTAGTTCTAGCATCAAAATACTGTAAAAATGATTTCTGATAGTATTCTTTTATATATCTATTAAAGTGTCTTTTATCTGTAAGTTCTGAGCCTGGAAAATTCCTACCTGAAAAAGTGCCGCGTACTACTCTTGTTAGTACAAGAGTTCCTTCGCTATTAGGAAGCATTTCTTCAGTAAATTGAGTACTTGCACCTGAACCCAACACCATCTGTGCCACATACGCACTCATACTTATACTTTTTGCTACTCCTAACTGTCCAATAAAGGCATCAGCTTCCTGAAAAGGATTTTGAGGGCTTTGGTCATTTTGTAATTGGTCATCTAAAGCTCCCATTTGCTTTAGTCCTACTGTACTTTGTTGGTCATGGGCGAATGGTGTGGCGCGTCCTACAGTTTTGGAGTCATACTTTATTCCCTTACCTCCTAGTAGTCTTCGATTTTCATTATACCTCTTCCATACTTCTTCTCTAATAAAACTATTTAGGGTTGAAGGTTTATAACTTCCTGAACTTCCGCCTGCAGGCTTTATACATATAGTACAACTTCTACCAGCTTTTGACCCTTTTTTAAGGACTTTAGCATTAGGTATAGGAAGGTTTACAATCGTGGTAGCGCTCCCCTGAGCACTCTTCCTTCTAGTTGTTGTTCTAAATACGTCACCTGGTTTTAAATCAGTGGCAGTAGCTACCCAGGGGTCCATTATCATTTGAACTGCAAGTTCAAAGTCAGTTTTATAACTGCTCTCCTTTTTTCCAGATATGTCTTCAGCAGCCTTAGTAAACCCTTTAGCTAAAGTTTTATAGTTATAAGAAATGATATGAGTAAGCCCGCTATCCATGTCTTCTCTGACTCCCTTCGCAACTTCGCGAAAGAACGTCATCATGTCTGCTTCGATATTACTCCAAGCCATTATATTATATCTATAATTTTATAAAGGTCTAGTACTCTTTTGATGTGATCTGGAAATCCTATATCATTTCTGATTGAAGTACTACCTTCATTACGTAGGGTGGTTCCAGCGATTGAACGTTGTGTTTTGTGTTCTTCTTTTAAGTAATAAGTTACGAGGTCAAAGACCGCTAACTTAAGATCTGTTGGTACTGCGGAATATCCAGCAGTATATACAACTTTGACAGAAGCGAACCCTTTTTTAAAGTATCTTGTTGATTTTTCACCATCAATTCTGTAAATACGATCATGATCAGTATCTACGTAATAATCAGTATTTGCAGTTAATGTGGTATAACTATCAGCAATTGAGTCTCTCTCCTGTACAGAAGTGACACTATTTAGTGGAGATTCTGTGACAAATATCTCCGAAGTGTAAGTATCATCCATATCAAACGTTTCCGTTTTAGCAGATGAATAAAAATCGACAATTCCATTACCGCAATAAGTTTTTACTAATTGACTAATAGAAGCTACAAGGATATCGATTTTAGCATCGTCCTTGTTATGTTCCATTTTCATGTAGTTTTTGTAATTTGCGCGTGTAATTAAATTCGCCATTTGTTTCCTAAAAAATGGATAAACCTGGGAGGGCAATTACCCTCCCAAGTCACCCAGCATATTTCAACATATCCACTTGCGTGGTATAAATTTGAAGCTTAAAGTTAACTCTAAGAAGCTTTGTACATAAGTGCCCACTTAGAAGTAGCGGCATCGATTAGATCGATGAAACCAATTCTTTGTGATGCTACAAGTACTCTTCTTTGAGCTGCAACTTCGTAATCTGACTCAACTGTCATTCCTCTCAGTACTGGTCTGACGAAGTTTCGGGCATAGACTGCTACAGCATAAAATTTGCTTACAGCAGCTGTTGCGAATTCTGGACATACTATTACTTTAGATCCAAATACGCTTCCGATTTCTCCAGACAGTTTGGTAGCAGCGCTACCAACTAGATTTACATCTTGGAATTCAGCGTCTTCTAGTAATTGATAGTAACCTGTTAGGGAAACTACAAATACAACATCAGCAGGATTTAATCCATATTTACCCATATTTTTCCTAGCGGCTAAAAGATTTAGCGCGGTTAGGGATTCTGAGGCAAATGCGGTTGATGATTGAGTATAATCAGAGTCGTTTCTTGCTAAGTGCAATAACCCTTCATATGTAGCTCCTGAGGTACCATAAGCACCATCAGCATCATCTCCAGCTAGAATTGAATTTTCAACACCTCTTGCGTGTGATCTAACCATAGATTCACGTAGTAATGGCAGAATAGGAAGAATTGCATCTTCTTCTGTTTCATTACCTAAGTATGAGGTGGAAATTAGCTTTTTAGTTGAAAGAGTTCTTTCGGTCATATCTACGCCGCCGTAAGGTGAACCATAAGTATCACCAGTTTGGGCTAAGTTACCATGTGGAGATGAACCTGTAGCTGCTTGGTTAGCAGTAAATTCAGCATATCCACTATCTGGTAAGATAGGTAGAATCTGTGTAGCACTCGTCATTTGGATTTCTCTAAATAGAGGAGCTAATATGAGTTGGAGTTGAATATCTCTCTCAATATTAGTGCTTACAGTTTGTTCGAAATCAGCGGAAGAAACTCCAACACCTGACATGGCGTTGACTTTTTCCATAACGGATTTACCATACTTGGTATCCTCGATATTTCTCGCACCTATTGCTTTCGCTAATAGCCATGCGTCTTCTACTTCTTTAATATCCGCTTCTGGGTCTAGAGTTCTACCTCTTTCACCAAATTGTCTTTTGGACTCACGGATTTTTGTGATTTCTTCAGATTTCTCTTTCAGTTCTGCTTTAAGGCTATCAACTACTTCTTCTACGTTGTCGTATCTATCGTTAACACGTTTTTCTAGGTCAGAAACTAATGCTTCTGCTCCAGATGTTCCTGCTTCAACGATAGCTTTAACTTCAGCTTTCTTTGTTTCGAGTTCGGCATCTTCAGATGCTTGTTTTAATGCGGCTTTCTCTGCTACTGCAACGGCTTCATCTTCAGCTTTCGCTTTAGTTTCTGCTTGTTGCATTGCAATTTTGGCTGCTGTTTCACTTGCAACTTTTTTTGCGAACTCTTCAAGATTAAAGTTTTCTGTATCTTTTGACATTTCGTTTTTCCTTGAAGACAGACTGTCGTCTGTTTCTTGAGGCGTAATCGCCTCGGGTTTTTTGACAAATTGCTTTTTCCACTCATCATATTCTGATTGAGTATCAAAAGACTTTGCCACAGAGAAGGTGGCTGCTTGATTAGCGGGTACGGATACCACGCTTACTTCGAACAGCTCCGCATCAGAAATTTTAAGTCCGTCAGTTTCCTCTATATAATCTGCGTCTTTGACGCGGAAACCTACACTTAAAGCTCTTAGAATACCTTCTTTGACTAAATTCGTTACATCACCAGCACTTTTTGATATGTTAGCGGTGATTCTTAGTCCCCTATCGTCGGTCTCAAGACCTGTGGCTCGACCGATAGGTCTATTATAGTCATGGTTAAAAAGGACAACTGGATTATTCGTATAGTTATCCAACCCTCCTTTTTCCCATGCTTCTTTTTCTATAACATCTCCCGCTCTATCTGTATCGTTAGTGCTGGCATATCCTTTGATATTTACGCTTCCATCGTCTGCTTCTTCAACAGACTTGAAAGTAGATGTTAAATTGAAAATCTTTTGCATAATTATTTACCTTTCTTGGCGCTCGCTGCCTTCGGCGCGACCTTTTTAGGCGCTGCTTTCGGGGCAGGAGTTGGCGCTGGAGCAGGAGCTTGTGTTTTAGCCCATTGCTCTGGAAAGTTACTTTTAACCATTGAGGTCATACGATGCCAAGACCCAAAAGGTCTTTTTGCTACCATGTATCTCATAGGTTTATCTTCTGCCGCTTTATACTCAGCTACAGAAAGTATGCTTCCTTTGTCAGCAAAATAATCAGCGAGTTGTTTTAATACGATTTTTTTATTCGCCATTTTCTTCCTCTTCTTCGGGTCTTCCGCCTTCTGACGGATTGGCCGCTGAGCCTGCAATGTTAGCGGGCACTCTTAAATCATCGTGTCCTTCTAACGGCTCCATTCTCATTGCTTCTCTAGCTTCGTTTGGCGTCATTATTCCAGTATTCACTAGAGTACTGTAATAAGCTGCCTGGTCTTTTAGTTCGGGCTGTAAAGCGGGTACTCCGCTTAAGTCCTCTTCTAAATCGAATCCAAAGAAACGTTCAAATGCAAAATTAACCTTTCGTACTATAGGTAGTACAGTTTCTAAATAATACAACCTATGGTTTGGTCTAATATTTGCGTTATTTCCGCTATCTAATAGCAAAGGCGGTACGCCTATTGCTTGTAGTATAATCTTCTCATTTGAAGATATTGCTGCTTGGAAGTCTAAATCTTTGAAATTAACTTCTGTAAGGTTACTTATTTCTAATCCGCCATCAAGTATTAGGGGTCTTCGACCTCCAGTACTTGGGTTATAACGGGCTCTCCAAGCTGCTAGCATTCTTTCTTTTATCTTTTCACTTAATGTGTTTGGGCTTTTTAGTACTAATCCTGGTACTGCTCCATTTTTAAAGAAATTATCCTGAAAGTTTCTCATAGAGTTCAAAAGTAACATTGTTCTATAAGCTGGTTTCAGTCTAGGTACTCCTCTATAAATAGAGTTGAAACTATTTTCTTTAATATGTATAATCTCATCTGGACTATAGTCTACTTGCCCTTGATATGTGTATTTTTTTATATAAGTTTTCTCATCTGTTTCTATTTCTACATTTTCTGCAGGTAAGTGATAAAGTGAACTATTTCCACCATCATAATAAATAAATATATTTCCATCAATTAGTAAATCAATTATCAGATTTCTTTTAAAAGAATTTACATCTTGAAATGGGTTAGGCTCTATATTTAGTAATCTATTTACAGTAGCCCTTCTAACATTTTTATAAACTGGAGTCATTCCAGCAATTTTTCCACCAACATCTACTGGTATTTCTGAGACATCATCCACTATTAAGTTTACAGACCTATTAACTACTTCTAACTTTTCGTAAGCATCTTTATAATTAGTAACATTTTCTCTACTCGTTATATTAAAGCCTTCTTCCCTACCAATAAGATATTGTGCGGGGTTAATTTTCTCTTCGTCTGTTTCTACAGGAGGTGTTCTCCCTATAAATCGGTCATACCATGCCATGTTTTTCTCTTCGTCTCTCTACCCAACGCTCTTGCTTCTGGGCTGTGAATAATTTGGGTCTTTTGCCATAAATGGAGTGTAATCGTAAATGATGTTCGTGACAAAGAGTGACCGCTTCTTCGTATAGTTCTCGTAAATGCTCCTCGATAAAAGTATCTCTTACCTCCATAATCTCTTCGGCGGTTTGGATATTAAGGTTATTACCTCTTAGCCACTTAGCTAACAGTTCTGTCAATCCGTAGAAGTGATGGAAGTCGAGATTTTCTTTACTTCCGCAAATCCGACATTCCGTTCCCTTATCGTACTTTGACTTTGCTCTGTCTCTAACGTATTTGACTAGGTCTCGCTTTAAATCCATTAATTTTTCTCTTACTTTGTATTATACTAAATTACCACGCTAATGTCAAGAATAATTTTTTCGTAGGTCTGCTGATTAAAAAGTGGTCGAAGATGTCTCAAAAGTATAAAGCGCATATCTAAGAGCATCTGCCATATGTGAGTACGTGTTATGTTTTGGCTTTTCTTTCAGCAAATTTGGATTTGCATCCCACTGATATTGGTCCAAACATTCTAATACGTGTCTACATTTTTGATCCACAATTAAATTGTCATTATCTATAAGACTCGCAACCTCTCCAATACCATCTAAAACAGACTTCTTTGCATTTATAGTAGTAACGTCATAATTTTGTGCAAAATCAAACCTTGTTTGTTGTGCCGCAGAATCAATATATATCCAGTCTACATCATATTTCTCTTGTAAGGCCCTAATTTGTATAGCGTGTTGTTCAGTAGTTCTTTCAGCGTCAAGATACTCAGCTAATACATAGAATTTTTCCAAGTCCCAATCATATGCTACTACGCATAAGGCTGTCGGGTCTTTATACCCCACATCAAGACCTGCAATTACATCCATTTTTGAAGTATCAAGTTCTTCTAAGTCTGCTACACACTTCTCAAAATCAAAAGTCCAAATTTGACCTACATAAGTATTAAAATCTGCCATATACTCTTGTGCAAATTCAGCAGAAGACATTGATTTTTGAGCTTCCTTAATGTCGTCCTCACTAAAACGAGGATTTTCATGATAAGTTGCTCGTACAGAGGCCCATTCAGGGAACTCATTATTAAACCCACGATAAAAGAAGTCTGCAAACCAGTTATTCCGCCCTCTAGGGGTTGAAATAAAGAGTGCTTTACTATTATCTTTATCTAAAGTTGGTCTAAGTGCTATATTGAAGGCATCTCTACCATCTACAAGGGCTGCTTCATCGAATATTATTAGATCATATGATCTTCCTACACAAGAATCCACTTGGTTTATTGAGCCCATACGTAAAGTAGAGCCATTTGATAGTTGAATTACTCTATCTTTTGCATTATCTTTTGTAACTTCTAAATCAAAGTGCTTAATTAACTGTCTCTGTAAATCAAAGGATATCTGAGATAAAGAGTAGTTAGGTGACATCAATAAAACATGACTGTTTGGTACTAATGCCATAAGTTGCCCAATAATATTAGAAATATAAGTTTTACCTTGACGCCTAGAAACGGCACCACAAATAAAACGGTATTTAGGATTATTAATTGCATTGATTATTGCAACTTGAGATGGAATAGGTGTAATACCTAATAACTCCATATAAGGTATTATAGGAAGTTTAATAAATCTCTCTTCCGATGAATACTCTACAATATCTCCTCTAGGAATATCTTTTCTACTAATTTCTAGCATTAATGTATTATAGTTGGATTATTGTTTGGATCAATTAGATCATTTACTTGAGCCAAATGATATAGATACAAAAATCCACCAGCCATAGTAGCTAACGCTGCTTGCTCTGGACTCACATTTGATATTCGTGCTTGTTCGTTTATTTTTTCTAAAGCATTTACTGCTGAATTAGAAATAACGTCTAACCAATGAGCATCAAGATGTGTTAAATCTATATCTTCTATCATTAACTTCTTTTCCCTAATCGTTGTGTTCGTGCCTTCTTATACTTTTGATAAGAAGTACGTTTTTTGCTAGCTTTTCTTTTTGAAGCGCTAACTCTTTTGCCAAGTCGTTGCTTACGACTGGTCTTTAACTTCTTACGAGTTGGCATTACAGATGTTTACCATCTGATACAGATGTAAATTCTATGCTACCTTGATTTGCATATATTATATCAGTAGGATCTTTCTTTATAATTATTTGGGCATCACCAGAGCCCGCTATATTTAGTCCAACTGTTCCGCCACCTGCTGCGGCTGCATTTAGTACAGTTATTACTCCTGCAGTTCCTCCAGTATGTACACATAGTACATTAGTGGCACCATTTACAGTAGATCCATTGGCAAAACTATTACCTGCTGCTTCTTTTGCTGATAGCAATCTAATTGCTCTCATTTCTTTCTCCTAACGTCTTCGACGTCCTTTCCCTTTTTTCTTCTTTTGGCGGTATTTGATAGCGCGAAGTCTTTGTTTCGCTGCTTTCTTTGTTCTAGAAATTCCGGGAGTATTATTTACTTTCCACCCGCCCTTTACTTTTTTTATTGGCATCAACCTTCTCCTCAGCTTCAATCATTTTATCATGAATGTCAACCTTACCGTCCCAGTTTTTATCCTTTCCAGTTAATATATTTTTAATCTTCGTCCACAACATCTGCGTCTCCTGATAGATGTGCTTTGGCTTCTTTTTCAGTTTTAAACTTCCAAAGTTTGCCCTGTGTGTCACGATATTTAAATATACCCCTACTTGGATAAATCTTAGGACCATCAGCTGCTGGAGCTGGAGGTGCTTGTTCGGCTACTGCCACTTTTGTTTTATATTCAATCATTTTTATTCCTATAATTTTCTATTGCTTTTGCAATAGATTCTTCTGCTAAAATAGAGCAATGGAGTTTTATAGGTGGAAGGTCTAGTTCTATTGCTATTTGTTTATTAGTGACTTCACTTGCCTGTTTTAAACTCCTGCCCTTTAACATATCTATTATTTTACTGGAACTAGCTATTGCTGAGCCACAGCCATATGTCTTAAATCTAACATCTTTAATAATTTCGTTTTCCACCTTAAATTGTAATCTCATTACATCACCACATGCGGGTGCGCCTACCATTCCTGTCGCCACATTGGGGTCATCAGGATCAAAGCGTCCAACACTGTGCCCTTTTGGGTCTCTTAATACATTCTCAAATCTTTGTACTACTTCTGCTGAGTACGCCATTAGAAACTATAACCAAAATTAACTGCCACTCTTTCAGAGAAGTCTACTCCGACTTCTTCCTCAGAAACGATTTCGACTCCTATTGAAAAGCCGTTTTCTAAATCTTTAGAGGCACTAATTTGATTGTAGCTACTATCGTCTGCGAATTCACCATATCTATAAGAGACATCTATAACTTTAATGAATGGTAATGATACTTCAAATTCTACATAGTCTAAATCTTGATTATCCATATCCTGCCAGTATCCAAGTGATAAAAAACTATATGAAACTATAGCATACCATTCTTCTACTGAGTCTACTTCTTCATCATAATTATATTGAATAACTCCAACGTCTATTCCCAAATCGTCAAATGCTACAGTATAACCTCCATAAAAGTCATACTCTATAGAGGCATCTCCACCAAAATCTACATC